CAGGACACGCAGGGCAAGCCCGAGCAGTGGGTCGACGTGCACCCGAGCCGCATCCTGATCCTGGCCGAGGGCGCCGTCGGCGATGATTTCTTCGACGGCATCCCGCTGCTGCAGCCCGGGTTCAATTCCCTGGTCGACCTGGAGAAGGTCAGCGGCGGCGCGGCCGAGAGCTACCTGAAGAACAGCGCGCGCACGCTGCGGTTCGTCTTCGACAAGGACGCCGACCCGACGAAGCTGGTGCAGCCGAGCACCCCCGGCGCGGCCGTCACGTCCGACGACGTGCGCGCCACGATCAATGACCGCGTCGACCGGCTGAACAGCAACGTCGACAGCGCCATCGTGGGGCAGGGCGTGACCGTGGACACGCTGCAGACCACGATGCACGACCCCCGCGGCGCCTGGGAGATCGCGGCGAACACCTTCGCGGCGGCCGTCGGCATCCCCTTCACGATCCTGTTCGGCCAGCAGACCGGCCGCCTGGCCAGCGACGAGGACAAGGCCGCCGACAACGCGCGGTGCAAGTCGCGCCAGCGCAACCTGCTTACCGGTGCGGTGACGGCCGTCATCCGCCGGTTGCAGGCCTGCGGCATCGTCGAGGCCTCGGACTTCGAGGTCGAGTGGGCGCCGCTCGACGCGATGGGCGACGACGCGAAGGCCGACCAGGGCGGCAAGATGGCCACGATCAACAAGGACATGGTCGCCGCCGGGCGCAATGCCCCCTTCAGCGAGAACGAGATCCGCAAGGTGCTGGGGTACGAGGAGGAGGCCGAGCTCGAAGACATGCCGGGCGAGGGCGACCCGGCCGACGACGACTCCGACCCGCTGCCGGCGCGCGACGAGCCCCCGCAGCAGCGCCCCGCAGCGCAGCCCGCAGCCAACGACGGCGGCGGCCTGCTGCAGCGCATGGCCAGGGCCGTCCGCGGCGTCACCACCAACGCCGACGAGCCGCGCACCATCTCGCCGAACCCCGAGGCCGACCAGACCATGCGACTTGCCCGCCAGTACCTCGCCGAGGGCCGCACCGTCGAGCTGTCGCTGCGCGTGGAAGCCGCGCCGGCCGCGCCGACGATCCAGGTGGCCGCGCCGAACGTGACGGTCGAGGCCCCGCGCATCACCGTCGAGGCGCCGAACGTAGCCGTAACGAACAACGTGCAGCCGACCGACGTGACGGTGCAGGTCGCCGCGCCTGTCGTCACCGTCGAGGCCCAGCTGCCTGACGTGAACGTCACGCTCGACATGCCGCCGCGCACCAGCACGACCATCGTCGAATACAACGACGCCGGCGACGTGAGCCGCACGCATACGGTCGAAGGCGCGAAGACGCCCCGGTGACCTGACCGACCCCGACAACAGGAGCAGCCCACGTGGCAGACAACATCGCAGCGAAGGACGGCAACGACGCCGACGTAACCCTGGCCACGCGCGAGCTGGCCGGCGCGCACTACGACAAGATCATGCCGGCCGACCCCGGCACGGGTGCGCCGTTCAAGGCGGCCGACGATGCCACGCTGGCGGCGGCCAACCTGCTGCTTACCGCTGTGCGCGATGCCGTGCAGTCGATGAACAGCAAGCAGCCGGCGCAGAGCAATGGCGCGGTGCCCGTCCACCCGGTCAGCCCGTTCTTCTGGCGCGTGGGCTTTTCTGAAGTCGGCTCGGGCTTGCAGGGCTCTGCCGCCGACGAGCTGTCGCTGCTGAAGACCGGCGCCGGCATGGCCGTGAGCCAATCGGGCGGAAACCTCGTCGTCACGACCGGCACCACTGCAAACGCGGAGACCGTCTTCCGCTCGGTGGACACGTTCCGCGGCGCGATGCTGGCCCGCTATCAGCTCATCCTCTCGCAGCGGATCGCAAACCAGACCTTACGCGTCGAGCTGGCGGACCTCGTTGGTGGGGGTCTGAGCTACACGATCAACAGCGCAACGAGCGTCACGGTCACCTTCCCGGCGACCAACCCATTCACGGCTGCCAACGTCGGCCAGTCCCTGCGCCTGGCGGTGCTGTCGAGCGTGGGCATTCCGGGCCGCTACGCCATTGCCAGCGTGTCGGGCCTGACCGTCACTTTCACGGTGGCTTCGTGGCCTGCCAGCGGCAGCGGCACGCTCACGCTGTACGGCTTCAACTGGATGGCCGCCGAGTATTCCGGCACCACGGCCACCAACGCGCTGATCGACGCGCAGCGCCGCGGCTGGGCCAGCGGCAACACCACGGCGACGATCAACACCACCGCATCGCCGGGCCACATCGGGCAGATCGGCACCGATGTCATGTCCATGGGCTACGCCGACGCGCTGGCGGCCAGCAACACAGGCTTCCAGTGGACGCCGCGCGCCAGCCGAATCACGAACATCCCCGACGAGGATGTCAGCCTGTACCTGTTCCTGGTGATCCAGAACGGCAGCACGGCGCCGGCCAGCACGACCACGGCCACCATCGGCTTCCTGTCGGTGGAAGACCAGCCGCGCAACAAGGTGCGAATCAGCGGCGCCGACCCGGCCGCAACGAACGCCACGCCCGTGCAGCTCATGGGCGGCACGACAACGGTAACCGGCACGGTTACGGCCAACATCGGCACGGGCTCACTGGCGGCCGGCACCAACTTGGTCGGCGACGTGGGCATGCAGGTTCGTGCCAACGCAACCGGCGCGATGACCGGCCACCACATCGTCGCGGCGGGTTCTACCAACGTGGCGCAGATCAAGGCAACCGCGGGCCGGGTGTACGGCTGGTGCCTGAGCAACACGACGGCATCGTGGCGCTATGTCAAGCTGCACAACGTGGCGTCAGCTACAGCCGGCGCGGCGGTGGCGCAGACCATCGGCATTCCGCCGAATGACAAGGCCGTGTGTTCGTTCCCGCTGGGCATCGCGTTCACGACCGCCATTAGCCGCTCCATCGTGACCGGCTCGGCCGACGCTGACGCTACCGCAGTGACGGCGGGTGATGTGGTCGGGGATATCTTCTTCGCCTGATCGGCGGCCATGCTGCACACCAGCTACCTGCTGCTGCTGAAGCGGCGGGCCATCGAGCCCGAGCCGGAACCTGAACAGGGCGGCGGGCACAGCGCATTCCCGCGGTCCTACCGGCGCCTCGAAGAGGAAGAACGCCGCCGCCGCGAGGAGCGCGAGGCAGCCGAAGCCGCAGCAGAGGCGGCCGCAGCCCTGGCGCGCGCCATGGACCGCCGCCGCCGGCAGGTTCAGCAGCTGGTGCTCTGCGGCGCGCTGGGTGGGCTGTGAACCGCATCCGCCCCCGCTCGCCCATCATCCCGGGCGACACGACCGACCGCACCGGCAGCGGGCCCGTGCAGCGCCGGGCGATCAAGGCCATCAGGCAGCGCTGGGCCGGGCTCACGGCCGAGGTGCTGGCCATCTTCGCGCGCATCCGGGTGATCGGCGAGGTCGCCCAGAACGACACCAGCGGCACGCCGCGCACGATCTACGCGCTGACGCCCGAGGAGCTCGCCGCCGTTACGCAGGCGTTACGCGAAGCCTTCGACCGCTGGATCGAGGCCGTGGCCGGCGGCAGCTACAGGACCCATTGGTACGCGCAGATCGACGCCGAGGCCGCGCAGCTCGGGCTGGCGCAGACCGTGGCGAACCTCACCGCGCTGTCGGCCACCTACTCGGCCTCGCGCAACATCGGCGCGGCGCTGATGAGCCAGGGCTTCCAGAACCGGGTGGCGATGGCGCAGATCAAGAGCTACGAGCACTGGACCGGGCTGTCGGCCGGCGAGAAGTCGGCGCTGTCGCAGATCATCGGCCGCGGCATCGTCGACGGGAAGAACCCGCGCGTGGTGGCGAAGGAGATCGAGGCGCGCATGGGGGTGTCGCGGGCTCGGGCTGAGCAGTACGCGCAGACCGACATCACCGACACGCTGCGCATGGCCCGCCTGGACGAACGAGACTGGGCCGTCGAGAACCTGGGCATGGACATCGGCCTGCTGTGGAAGTCGGCGCTGATCCCGACGACCAGGCCGACCCACGCGGCGCGCAACGGGCGCACGTACACCAGCGCCGAGGTGCGGGACTTCTACAGCCGCGACGGCAACATCTACCGCTGCCACTGCAGCGTGACCGAGGTGCTGCTCGACGACGACGGCCGCCCGATGCTGACCGACCGGGCGAAGGAGACGAGCCGGGCAGAGCTGGCGGCGTGGCGGCGCAAGCGGCCGGCCTAAACCCCGCAGACCCCCCTATTCATGGGGAATGGTTGTCGTCGCACAAAAAAGGGCTTGCGCTGTCCGGTTGACGTGCTACAGTAACCACATCGCAACACCAACCCCGGAGACCAGCGATGACTACCGCCCCCACCGCCAGCCAGTACCGCCACCTCGTGACCGTCGTCCGGGTCGTCCCCGGCCTCGGCAACGTCGAGCAGGCATTCCGCACGACCGACGACGCTGTCGAGTTCCACCGCGCCAACCTCGTGACGCAGATCGCGCGCGGGAACGCGGTCAGCTTCACGATCCAGCCGATCGCGGCCTAACCCGGAGCACGCAACATGACCACCTACGCAAACGCCGTCGAGGCCCTGGCACAAGACGCGCGAGACCTGCGCGTCGAGCAGGGCGACGAGTGCCCGGACTGCGGCAGCCGCGACACCGAGAGCAACGGCGGCACCGAGTACCGCTGCTGCAAGTGCGACCACCGCTGGGGCCGAGA